TCAGACGCTCTTGCGGCGGAACTCCGGCTGGGCGATCGGCTTGTCGGCACCGTGCGACTTCTCGCTGCCGTCGTGCTCGGCGGTCTCGGCCGACGCGTGGTGCTTGTTGGCCTTCTTGTCGAGGGCCTCGCGCATCTTGGCCTTCAGGTCGTCGTTCGCCACGGTGCCTCCTTGGGTTCCGGCCACCGTACCCCCACGGCAGCCCGAACGGCGGCCATGATGGTGGCCGCATGCGAGCGCTCGCTCTCGCGAGGGGTTGGATCCGCACCGGACCTCAGCGCACCGAGTCGAGCGCGTCCCTGAGCATCGAGCTCAGCTCCGGGCCGGCGATCGCCGCCAGGAGCGCGACGAGACCGGCGGACATGACCGTGAACGGTGCCTATAGCCACACTGGAACGACGGTCACCGTCGCGGACGATCCGCCACCCTGCACACCCTTCACCCCACCGCGCGGGCCCGTCAACACCGACACGTGCTTCACCAGCCGCCCCAACGTCTCGCGCCGCGTCTCCGTCGGGATCGTGGGCCATCTCGCCAACAGATCCGCAGCCACGGCCGACACGTCCTCCACCACCATCCGGCGAGCCTCCAGCGCCGCGGCGTCCACCGCGGCCGCCTCACCGGTCCGGCGGCCCTCCAACGCCTTCACGGCGCGCTCGTAGGCCTTCTCCGACACCAGGCCGTCACCGAGCTGGATGGTCAGCTTCTCGATCGCCGCGTCGGTGCGCTCCACCAGCGCGGCCAACCGTTCCGCCTCGGCCTCCGCGCTCAACCGCTCGGCCGCCGCGACGTCGACACGCTGCGCGCTCCCGTCGACATCGTCGGCGACCTCGCGCAACCACCGCAGCACCTCGTCCCTCACCAGGTGCATCACGACGTACCCGCCAGCGCACGCCTCCGGCCCGCGTTCCTTCGCGGTCTTGCACCGGTAGGCGTCCACACGTCGGGCGTCGCTCCCCGGGTTCGCGACCATGGTCCCGCCGCACCGCTCGCACCTCACGAGTCCGGACAGCGTGTACTTCGACCGCTTCACCCTGGCCGGGACGACACGGCGCACCTGGCGGGCGTCGAGATACTTCTGCCACGTCTCGGCATCGACGACGCGCTCGTGGCGCCCGTCGTGCTGCTCACCGCGCCACAGGATGATCCCCGCGCCGAACCCGGCGTCCATGACCCGGCGCAGCGAACGATCCGTCCACTGGCCTCCGGCTGTCGTCGGGATCCGCGCGGCGTTGAGGTACCGCACGAGCGTGTAGATCGACGCGCCTGCCAGGTAGCGGCGGTAGAGGTCGGCCAGCACGGGCCCGGTCTCGGCGTCGGGGACGTGCAGCTTCTGGGCCGGGTCCCACTGGTAGCCGAACCTGGGCTTGCCGTTGGGGGCGTACCCGTCGGCGAGGCGGGACTGCTGGACCTCCTTCCACACCTCACCGATGCGGTCCGACTCGAACGCGGCGAACTCGGCGAGCACGCCGCGGGCGAGGCGACCGGTGGCCGTGGACACGTCGACCTGCTCGGTGGCTGACTCGATCCGGCCGCCGGCGACGTCGACGCGGTCCACGGCGATGGCCCAGTCCCGACGCGACCGAGACAAGCGCGACCACTTCCACAGGACGATGACGTCGACGTCGCCGCTGTCGACCATGTCCATGACCCGCTGCACGGCGGGACGCTTCCACGTACGGCCGCTGATGCCGGGATCGGACTCCACCGCGGTGACCTGGTACCCCTGGCGGCGGCAGTAGTCGCGGCCGGCTGCCTCCTGGAGCTCGAGGCTGATGGAGTCGTCACGTGAGACGGACTGGCGCAGGTAGAGCACCGCGCGGGGTGGGGTCTCGGGGACGGGCCGGAGTCGGCGGGTGGCCATGGCGCAGTCTAGATCTGGCGTGCGACCGCGCGGGACCGCTGGCGCTGGGCGCGCAGTCGGCGCAGGCGCCGCACTAGCAGCGGGTCGTACGCGAGGACGTCGTCGCGGTCGATGAGCGCGTTGAGGTTCTGGTAGTAGCGGGTGGCCGAGCAATCGAACAGTTCGCGGATCCGCTGCTCCTTCGCGCCAGCAAACCGCCACCACAGCCGCTCAAGGCCGAGCATGGCGAGGTCGCGGTCGCTGAGCGTGGTGGTGTCCATGCCCTCACGCTATGTGCGAGCGGAGACACTCTCTTGCTCGCTACTCCAGAAGCCACTCAGCAACTGGGGTCCCGCCGGGCCTGTAGATGAGACGGTCGAACTTGGTGCCCTCGGGCACCTCCAGCGCGATCCATCCCTTGAGGCAGCGACCCGGGATCATCTCCACCAGTTCGGGAAACTTCGGCGATGGCCAGTCGTCCCACGATGAGCCGTTGCCGCTGTACTCCTCACCATCGGGTGTCACCGCAGACCAATCGCCGTTGTAGGTCGACTCGGTTGCCTCGGACGGCTTGTCGATGATGCACTGCTTGAGTCGCAGGCCGACGAACTCGTTCCCTGCCTCGGGTTCGCGGTACTCCCCCGGCGGGTACGGGTGCTCGACCTTCTCCAGAGTCGTGGTGACCTCGGATCCCTTGCGGGTCTCACCGACCTTCAGCGCGAGATCGCCGACGTTATAGGCGAACGGGTCGGCCGTCTCTGACGCTTCAGCCGAAGGCGAGCCCTTCGGCTCGGGTTGATCTCGTTCACCACCGCCCCCGCCGCCGCACCCTGCCACCATCAAGACGACAACTGCGGCGATTCCGAGTCGCTTCATGCCAGTACACCTCCTGCTTGCGCTGCTGGCTCGAAGCGGCCTGCACCCTGGAAGAGCACCCTAAAACGTCGACGTGACCAGATCTGCTCTTCCGGCAGATTCATGCCCACTCATCGTCAGCGCCGACGACCTGACTGCCGGTCTCGATGGCGTCCTGCGCGGCGATCGTTGGGTCGGGCTCGTACTCGCGGCGGCAGGCGGTGCCACGGCCGTAAAGGCCGCGGGCCTGCAGTCGGTCGAGAATGCGCTGCGGGTCGGCTGGTTCGGTCATGGGTGGAGCTCCTGGTCGACGAGGCGGTGGATGAGAGCGCGTTCGGCGGGGTGCATAAACCGTTCGTCGAGGCGCGCGGTCATGGTCGGGACGTCGAGCCAGAGGTGGTCGGCGGCGGCGGCGATGTTGAGGTGCGCTCCGATGAGGGCCTCGGCGACCTTGTGGGGGTCCTGCACGAGCCACTGCGCGGCGCGGTACCGGATCCTGGACTCTTCGGTGCCGCCGACGCAGCCGTCGTGGCCGGCCAGGACGTGTTCCTGCTCGTGGCGTGCGTTGCACCGGCGTTCGACCTGCAGGGCCTTGCGGTCGAACCAGGCGTTGGAGTGGCCGTCGGTGGCGGCCTGGCGGGTGCCGGGCATGTCGACGAACCAGACGTCCATGCCGGGCAGTGTGTCCCGCCACTGGCGCCAGGGGTGGGGGCCGTTGGCCCAGGGGTGCGTCGTCGACATCTTGGACGCGACGCTAGGTCCGCCCTCCGACAGACTCCGGTGTCACTCCGACCAGGTCGGGTCTATCTCCGCCTTTGACCCAGCCTCCGCGTCTTCCTTCACGGTGTCCAGCGTGAAGGTGACTCGGCCGCCCGCGACCTCTTGCGGCTCGGACGTCCAGCCTCCGACCTCGGCCGTGAAACTCTCCGAGCCGGCGGGGAGTCGCGTCGACTCCTTCCACGTGCACGACACCAAGCTGTCGGACGGACCCGGCGCGGCGAGCTCGGCCGTCGCGACGATCTTGCCGTCGGCGTCGCGGAAGGTGACCTTGCTGCCGGTTGTGATGGTGTCGTAGTCGAGTGCGCCGGCGCACTCCTCCCCCGCTGCGTCCTCGGTAGACAGAGCTTCGGCGATGAGCGGGTAGCGCAGCTGGATCGTCACGTCGGCGGCGATCTTGCTCGGGCTATCGTCCTCGGCACCGCCGCCACCGCCGCAGGCCGCGATGACCAGGAGCAGTGCGGCCGCAGCGAGCGCCCTCACTTTAGGCCGTCCTGGTCGATGTCGTAGCCGGCGTCTTGTTCGGTGCGCACGAGGTCTCCTTGGGACGGGGTTTCGGGGTCGTTGGCTGCCACGTCTTCGGGAATCGGCGGCGGCGTGGACGGCGGCCGGATAGGCGTCACCGTGCTGCCACCACCCTCCTCGCCATCTTCGTCACGCTCGCCCTGCTCGAGCTGCTCGACACGACGCCAGAGCGCGTCTACCTGACGATCAAGGTTCGCGAGGCGCGCGGCCACGTCGTCGTCGGAAAGGGCCGGCTCAAAGTCGGCCGTGAGCCCGAGCGTGTCGAGGGCGACCTGACGCTTGGCGTCCTGGACAGACTCCCCTGCCTCGATCTTCTTCCACGTGTCGCGAGCCAGCCCGGACCGCTTCGCGGCCTGCACGACGCTGAGGCCAGCGGCCAACCGAGCGGCCTTCACGCGCTCACCGAGCGCCTTGATCTCTTCCACGCCCTCATCGTGTCAGTCATCGTCAGTCACATCTAGTCGCGGTTAGTCACTTACACGCTTGTGGTTCGGCTCCCTCGCCAGGCCAGTTTCGTCATGTTTCTGCAGGTCAGACGGATTATGACGAACTTTCTCGTCAACTCTCTTGCACCTGTGACTAGAAGTGACTAACGTTCTAGTCATGCCTCGACAGAACACCCGCAGCAGCGTCGCCATCAACGGCTACGCACTCCGCGTCATCCGCCAGGCCCGCGGCCGCAGCGTCGCGGATCTGGCAGCCAAGTTGCCCAGCAACCGCCCCAACAAGGTCGGCTGCGACCGCTCCTACATCACCCACATCGAGAACGGCACGAAGACCGAGGTCTCCGCCGAGTTCTACAACACGCTGCTCGGCGAGCTGCAGATCGAGGACTACCGCGTCCTGCTCGCCAACCCCCACGCCGAGCAGGTGCCGGCGTGACCACCCGGGCCGAGGCCATCGCCGCCGCAGGCGAAGCCCTCGCCCACGGGGAAGCCGCCGCCGCCCGGATGACGCCGCGCGAGCAGGCCGAAGCCGCGTGGGAGTCCGACGAGATCGCCACCGTCGACGAGCTCGAGAACCAGATCCGCGCACTCCGCGCCAAGGCAGCCGCGCAGGCCGCCTCCTAGACCGCCGGCCGGGCCCCACTCCCATCGGGCACTCCCACCGGCCGGCCACTACTTCCCTCCCGCCGCCAGGGGGCGAGAGGGCAGACAACCACCCACAAAGAAACCGGGGCCGACCCCCAGCCAGCAAGCACAGAGGTCGACCCCAAGTCAGGAGCAGGATCTCATGCAGAACACGACCCCCGCCAGCGACACCACGGTGTCGCCCGCGCACCGCAAGCAGATCGTCGCCGACGCCGCGTCCTACGCGCTCTCCGCGACCCTCGCCGTCCACGCCCCCGACATGACCCTCCCCGGGCCGGTGGCCGAGGCCCTCGCCCGGTGGGAGACCGCGAACGCTGCGTTCCACGCGGCCGTCGCGACCGAGACGGCGGTGGCCTGATGTCCACCCTCGCGCTCTCCATGCTGATCGTGATCGGGCTGCCGACGATGGCTGTCCTGATCGACCTCTACGACCGCAAGTTCGGCGGTGGTCCCCGATGAGGTACCACGTTCACTCTTCGGCAGAGGCCACCGAACGGGTCGACGCCCACAGCCGGGAGGACCTGCGGAAGTCCTACGTCCGCCTCGGCAACTACGAGCACGACATGGAGTCCGCGATCTCTGTCGGAGGGACTGCGGCCGAGCGCGCCGACTTCCTCCGCCGGCTCGCCGCTGCCGCTACCGCCGAGGCCAACCAGCTCGTCCCGCCCGTCGATGACGAGCCCGACGGCGCCCCGTGCTGCCCCGACCCCGGCTGCACCGGCCGCGCCCCAGGCCAGCCGTGCACCTTCCCCGGCTACGTCGAAGGGAACTGACCATGCGCTACGACATGCCCCTGCCCCACCCGGCCGAGCCCTCCGCCGCGGCCGAGGACTACGACAACGCCGTCCAGGCCGAAGCCGGCTGCCCCGACACCACCTGCGCAGACCTCAACACCTGCAGCGCGTGTGGCCGGTACATCTGCCCCGACCACACCCCCGACGCCACCACCTGCGTCGACATCGGCGACCACCACGACGGCTGCCTGGCCGACTGCCAGTCATGCGCCGACGTGCGGGCGCTCGAGCTCGTCGGAGGTCTCTGATGACGAACCCCACCCACGCCCAGGCGATCCCCGGCAAGGGCCGCTGGTACGTCCACCCCCAGACCGCCGAGACCTGGCCGTCCATCACCAACGTCCTCGACATGTCGGTGGCCAAGCAGCACCAGCTCATGCCGTGGGCCGTGAAGATCACGACTGACATGGCGCTCGAGCTGATGCCCCGCATCATCGCCGCCGCCATGGTCCCGCCCTGCAAGCCCAATCGCGTCGCCGACGAGTGCCGCACCTGCCGGCCGTGCCTGGTCAAGCAGCTCAAGCGCGGCTACAAGGAGGCCCGCGACACGGCCGCCGACCTCGGCACCCTGGTCCACGGGACCGCCGAGAACCGGGTGCTCGGTGTCGACTACATCCCCGACACGCAGGTCGAGCCGTTCGTCGACCAGCTGTTCCGGTTCTTCGGCGACTACGGCGTGGACATCGAGAAGGACGTCGTCGCGACCGAGGCCACCGTCGTGAACCGGACGATCGGCTATGCCGGCACCGGCGACCTGTGGCTGAACCTGCGCATCGACGGGTGGCCGCGCAAGCGCCTCTGCCTCATCGACTACAAGAGCAGCGCGACCAAACCGGCGCTGACGGCCTACCCCGAGCAGGGCATGCAGCTCGCCGCCCTCGCGAACGGTGAGGTCCTCCTGCTCGACGACGGCACCGAGGTCGAGGTCCCCGGCCGCATCCACCAGGCGTTCGTCCTGGCCCTGCGCGCCGACTCCTATGCCCTCATCCCCATGCCCATGCGTGGGTCGCTCGACGACGCGTTCACCGCGTTCAAGGGTGCCCTGCCGAACGCCACGTACCTCCACTCCCAGTACGGCGCCAAGCCCGTCGCCGCGTCCCCGCACGCACCGGCCAGCGCCAGGAAGGCCTCCTGATCATGCCCATCAACCCCATCGTCCTCCAGCGCCGCCAGGCCGAACTCGGACGCATCCGCCTCGGCCAGAAGCAGGCCACCGGCAACGGCAAGTCACGGCCCGCGAAGCTCGACAAGTTCCGCTTCACCAGCGTGTCCGAGACCTACATCCGCGACCTCGCCAACCTCTACGGCGGCGAACCGAAGCCGTGGGACAACAACGGCATCGCGTCCTGGGAGGTCATCACCACCGCCACCACCATCCCCGTCATCGTCGTCAAGAACGGCCTGTCGCAGTGGATGGAGACCTGGTCCGGCGGCGGCTGCACCCACCGGTGCGACGGCGAGGTCAACGTCCTCACCAACGAGCCCTGCGACCCCAACGACCGCGCCCACATCGACGCCAAGCCCACCACCCGCCTGTCCGTCATGCTCCCCGAGCTAGAGGCCATCGGCTCGTGGCGTCTGGAGTCCCACGGGTGGAACGCGGCCGCGGAGATCCCGGCGGTGGCCGAGATCGCTCAGTTCGTCGGCGACCTCGTCCCGGCCGAGCTGCACCTGGTCGAGCGACGTGCGGTGAAGGACGGGAAGACTTCCCGGTTCGTCGTGCCGGTCCTGGACCTCAAGATCGGCGCGAGGAAGCTGCAGGAGATCGTGGCCGACAAGGCGGGCCTGTCCGAGCTGCCGACCGCGGGCGGTGCGCCGGCGCTCGCTGCCGCACCCACGCCGGACTACTACGCGCTGGCCGACCTGGCTGGGAGCGCGGACGCTGTGCGTGACGTGTGGCGCCAGGCCGCGTCGACCGGGCACCTGGACGATGCGCTCAAGGCGCACCTGACCGCGCGGGGGAAGTCGTTCGACCAGCCGCAGCAGATCGAGGCCGCGCCCGAGCCCGACGAGGACGGTGCGGTCGACGGCGAGATCGTCGACGACTCCGGGGCGTCGGCGCAGGACCTGTGGCAGCAGATCGTGGCCAAGGGCGGCGAGCTCGGCATGAGCATGTGGGACATCGAGGGCGGGCTCAAGTCCGACCACGACGTCGCCCCGCACGAGGCGTCGGTCGAGGACCTGCAGGCGTACCTGGCGTCGCTGACGGCGAAGGCGGTGGCGTGACCCATGACGATCACCAGCCTGTTCCCCAAGCCTCAGCGCCCGGGCGCCACCAAGACCTACCAGGGTCGCCACGCGGCGCCCTACGACCTGGCCCTGGACATTGTGCGGAAGAACTCGACGGTCGTCCCGGCCCGGCACTCGTCGGAGCCCGACACCATGCGGGCGGTGTTCCCCCGATGAGCCGCCTCATGTCCGTCGCCTTCACCGAGGACCAGGTCGTGGCGCGCCAGAAGACCGTCACCCGTCGCAAGGGCTGGTGGAAGGACAAGAACGGTCGCCGCCTGCTCGTGGCCGGCGACCACCTCACCCTCTGCCACAAGGTCATGGGCCGAGCCCCCGGGGAGCCCCTCGTCCGCATCTGCGAGGTCGAGGTCGTGGACGTCCGCCGCGAGCGCCTCGACGCTCTGATGGCGCCCGTGGCAGTGGTGCACGACGACGAGTGGATGGACTACGGACCGTCCGAGCTGATCCGCGAGGGCTTCCGAGACATGGGGGTCTTCGACTTCATCCTGGAGTACTTCGTGCGCGCTCAGGGCATGACCCCGTCCGACGAGATCACCCGCATCGAGTGGCGCTACCTCGACGACGAGGCAGGTGCAGCATGACCTGGACCACCGGCACCTGGTACGCCTTCGACACCGAGACCACCGGCATCGACGTCCACACCGACCGCATCGTCACCGCCACCATCATCAAGATCACCGCCGGCACCCCCGGCGACCACCGATCCTGGCTCATCGACCCCGGCATCGAGATCCCCGAAGGCGCCACCAAGGTCCACGGCATCACCACCGACCACGCCCGCGCCAACGGCGTCCACCCCACCGAAGCCCTCCCCGCGATCGCCGCCACCATCACCGGCGTCCTCCGCGCCCGCCTCCCCCTCGTGGCCATGAACGCCGCCTACGACTGCTCCATCCTCGAGGCCGAGCTCCGCCGCTACGACCAGCCCACCCTCACCAGCGTGCTGGCCGACGACGACTGGCACAGCCTGGTCGACCCGATGGTCCTGGCCCGCGGCCTCGACACCGTCAACCGGGCGTTCCGCAAGGGCCGCACCTACAAGCTGCCCGACCTGTGCAAGCGGTACGGCGTCACGTTCACCGAGTCCCACGACGCCCACGCCGACGCCACCGGCGCCGGGCTCGTCGCGGCCGCGATCGTCGACTCCGACTTCGACCTCGCCACCCGAGGTCCGGCCGAGCTGTTCCGGATGCAGCAGACGTGGCGGCGCGAGGACCAGCGCCGGTTCCGCGAATGGGTCGTATCGAACGGCAAGGAGGACCAGTACGGCGACATCGACGGCGGCTGGCCGCTCCACACCCGCCTCACCGAGGCGGTGCCGGCATGAGCACCGTCCCCACCATCGACGACCAGGTCCTCGACGACCTCGACTTCGACCCCGCCCTCCCGTGCGAGAGCGTCACCCACAAGGAGCTCGGCCACAGCGGCATCGCCGAGTGGGTCGTCACCCTCAAGCCACACTGCGAGTGCCCGGCCACCACCCTGTTGGCCTGCGACGGGTGCCTCTCGTACTGGCTCACGCTCACCGAGACCCGCGGCTGGATCCACGACCGGTGCGGCCGACTGTTCGTCGCATCGTTCGTCGAGACCATCCTGGCGACGGAGCGGATCCGATGACCCGCCTCCTCGCCATCGACCCCGGCGACGTCGAGTCCGGCTGGGTCCTCCTCGACATCGCCTCCCGCCAGCCGCTCGAGTTCGAGAAAAGCCCGAACAGCGACGTCCTCGACGTCATCGCCCGCCAGGAGCACTCCCTCCTCGTCGTCGAGATGATCGCGTCCTACGGCATGCCCGTCGGCGCCTCCGTCTTCGAGACCTGCGTCTGGATCGGCCGGTTCCTCCAGCACGACCGCGCCGAGGGTGGCATCCCGCAGCACGTGACCGGCGAACGCCTCGAGTCCACGCAGCGACTCGTCAAGCGGCAGCCCGTCAAGGTCCACCACTGCCACTCCGCGAAGGCGAAGGACTCCAACGTCCGCCAGGCCCTCGTCGACCGCTTCGCACCCGGCCAGTCGAACCACGGCAAGGGCACCAAGACGAACCCCGGGTTCTTCTACGGCTTCCGCGCCGACGTGTGGCAGGCCTACGCCCTGGCCGTGTACGCCGCCGACACCCTCACCGCTCCGACCCCCACCACCTCGACGGAGGCGAACTTCTGATGCCCCACACCTGCTCCGGCGCCCAGATCACCGCCTGCGCCCGATGCGGTCGCAAGCGCCAGACCCAGTACGTCCGCCAGTCCGGCATGTGCGCCGACTGCAAGACCACCACCCACCACGCCGCACGCACCGAGCCCGAACCGCTCACCGGCGGCCGCTGGGTCCTGCGGAACCTCGTCTGGCGCTGGCAGCCCGACGCGACCGAACAGGACACCGCAGCATGACTGCCACCGACGGCGCCGCCGGCCTGATGTTCCCCGCACCGCCGGAGTGGACCGCGCTCGCCGTCTGCGGCCAGACCGACCCCGAAGAGTTCTTCCCCGAGAAGGGAGGCACGACCGCCCTGGCCAAGAAGATCTGCCGCAGCTGCCCCGTGACCGCCCAGTGCCTCGACTACGCGCTCACCCACAACGAGCAGTTCGGCATCTGGGGCGGCCGCTCCCCCGCAGAACGCGGCGTCCTCCTCGAGGAGATCCCCCTGGACAACACCGCCGACGACACCTGGTTCACCAACGGCGACGACTTCACCTACACCACCGACCTCGGAGAGATCGCATGACCAACCGCCGCCAGACCCCACGCATGCTCCCCCTGCGGATCCTCCTCGACCACAACGACAACGTCCGCACCAACGTCCGCGACCTCGACGAGCTCGCCGCCTCGATCCGCGCCCAGGGCCTCCTGCAGCCCATCGTCGTCACCCCGCACCGGCGCGACGGCCACTACCTGATCCTCGCCGGTCACCGCCGTGCCGCGGCCGCGCGAAGCATCCCCCTCGACAACGTGCCCTGCCTCATCCGCGACGACGCCGGCAGCACCGCCGACCACATCGCGCTGATGCTCGTCGAGAACATGCAGCGGTCCAACCTCACCGCCGTCGAGAAGGCGCGCGGCATGAAGCGCCTCGTCGACGCCGGACAGAACCAGACTCAGATCGCCCGCCGCCTCGGCCTCACCCCGTCCGCGGTGAACAGCTACCTCCTGCTGCTCGACCTGTCCGACGAAGAACTCGCCAAGGTCGAAGCCGGCGAAGTCACCGTCGGCCACGCCCGCGCCGTCGCGAAGGCCTCCCGCGCTCGCACCCGCGTCGACCACGGCACCCCGAACCGCGGCCGCCCGCCCGTCGTCGAGCCCGGGCACTTCACCAAGAACCATCCCCTCGCCGCCCAGGTCGAAGCCCTCTGCACCCACACCGGCCGGCCCTACCCCGGACGGGCCGTCAACGCCTGCGGCCAGTGCTGGGAGCAGGTCATCCGTGACGACGCCTCCAGGAGCACCGCGTGACGACCTCTGCCTGCCCCACCTGCGACCACCAGGTCATCGCCGCCGGCGGCCGCCTCCTCAACCCCGACCGGTCACGCCTCGGGCGCTACCTCCCCGACGGCACCGAACTCACCCCACGCCAACAAGCCGACATCACCATCCGCGGCCACCACCTCCACCACTGCGCCAAGACCCCACCACCCACCAATCCGGCGCCCACCCAGGACGCCCTCTTCTGAGGAGACCCATGAGCACCACGACCGCCAAGATCGCCGCACTAAACAAGACCGACAACACCGGCCTCACCCCCGAGATCGCCCGCAAGCTCTACGACAGCCTCGGCCGACACCAGATCGCGATCGTCGAGTTCGCCTCCAGTGAGCGCACCGAAGGCGTCGACGACTCCAAGGCCGTCAAGCTCGAGATCACCCACTGCGAACCGTCCGACGACGACGAGACCAGCGACTACCTGCGCGAGCTCCAGCGCGCCCTCTACCGCAAGCGGAACCCCCAACCCGCACTCACCGCCGACGTCGCCAACGAGCCCACCGTCGACGGCCTCCTCATCGGCGGCACCATCCACCTCCACTGCCCGAACTGCGCCGCCCGATGGAACTTCCCCGGCATCCACCACTCCCCCGGCCTCCAGGCCGACGGCTACCCCGCCTGCTCCTGGACCGACTGCGGCCACACCGTCGACAACAGCCACAGCTGCGACCGCGACCACGACCAGGACGACACCGACCCGCCGCCCACCACCGACGAGGACCTCATCACCCAGGCCACAGAGCTGGTCGTCACCACCCAGTTCGGATCCGCCTCGATGCTCCAGCGCAAGCTCCGCGTCGGCTTCGCCAAGGCCGGCCGACTCCTCGACGAGCTCGAGGCCCGCGGCGTCGTCGGCCCCGCCGAAGGGTCCAAGGCCCGCGAGGTCCTCCTCACGCCCGACGCGCTCGAGCACCAGACCGAGTGAGCACCAACCCGCACCAGCACCCCGCCGCGGCAACGACGACCGCCGGCGGGACACCCCGCAGCACCAAGGGAGCCCGACCCACCGTGTCCCACGACGACATGCCGCCCGAGGACCCCTACTACGACGACGTCGTCACGCCCATCCGCAACACCCCCCACGCGAACGTCGAAGCCGAACGCTCCCTCATCGCCTCCCTCATCGCCGAACCCCACCAGGCCGGCGCCCTCACCGACCTCGTCGACCCCGACGACTTCTACGAACCCCGCCACGAGACCATCTGGCACGCCGTCACCAACGTCCTCAACGACGGCCTCCTGCCCGACGTGCCCACCCTCCTCAAGCAGCTCCGCACCACCGGCGACCTCACCACCGCCCGCCTGCACGACTACACCCTGCAGACCACCGGAGCCCACCCCGGCCAAGCCACCAGCTACGCCCGCACCATCCACGAGACCGCGCTCTCCCGCCGCGCCACCAGCCAGATCAGCCTCGCCCACGCCCACGCGCTCTCCGCCACCACCACCGACCAGGTCGCCGACGCCCTCTCTCGCGCCATGGACGCCGTCGAGACCGGCCTCCGCACCCTCTGGTCCGACGGACGCGCCACCACCACCCTCCACGCCGACCTCACCGGCATCCTCACCGACGGCATCCCCCAACCCGACCCGCCCGCCTACTGCCGACGCCAAGACGGCCACGCCCTCTTCTACCCAGCACGCGTCAACGGCCTCTACGGCGACCCCGAGTCCGCGAAGTCCTGGATCGCTCAAGTCGGCGTCGTCGAAGTCCTCGCCGCCGGCGGCCGCGCCACCATCATCGACGTCGACCACAACGGCCCCGCCGCCACCAGCGCCCGCCTCGCCCACCTCGGCGCCGACCCCGCCACCATCGCCAACCCCGACCACTTCCGCTACTACGAACCCGACGACCGCGACGAACTCCTCGCCACCGTCACCCAGGCCGTCGACTGGAACCCCCACATCGCGATCCTCGACAGCCTCGGCGAGCTCCTCCCCATGTACGGCGCCTCCTCCGTCGACAACGACGAGATCACCGAGGCCCTCCGCCGCCTCGCCAACCCCCTGGCCAACGCCGGCGCCTGCGTCATCACGATCGATCACCTCCCGAAGAACGCCGACGCCCGTACCAGCGGCTACGCCATCGGCGGCACCGCGAAGAAGCGCGCCATGGACGGTGCCCTCATCCACGTCGACACCAAGACCCCCGCCGCCCCCGGACAGACCGGACGCATGGTCCTGCGGATCGAGAAGGACCGCCCCGGCCGCCTCCGCGAGACCTCCTCCGGCAAGTACGCCGGCACCTTCATCCTCGACTCCACCCGCGACCAGATCGTCGCCACCATCGACCTCGAGACAGTCCCCACCGACGCCGCCGGCACCCGCCGTTACACGATCTTCATGGAGAAGATCTCCCGCCACGTCGAAGACAACGACCAGGCCTCGTTCAACGACATCTGCGACGCCGTCGGCGGCAACGAGAAGCAGCTCCGCGCAGCCATCACCACCCTCATCGACGAGGGCTTCATGACCACCTTCCCCGGGCCCCGCAGGAGCAAGCTCCACCACTCCATCGCCCACTACAGGGAGGCCGAAGATGACCACGCCTGACTGTCGCCACCACTGTCGCTCGACTGTCGCTGATTCGGCCCAACGGACAACCGCGAGACGACTGTCGCCAAGCCTGCCTCTCCCTACGGGCAGGCGACAGTCATCGAGCCCGCCACGACCGTCGCCACCCACTGTCGCTAACCACCCCGAACACACCACCCACGGAGACCCCCGATGAGCGACGACCCCAAGACCTGCAACCGGTGCGGCCAACCCCATGCCCAGTGCACCGCCCACAACCGCTCCGGCAACCCCTGCGGGCAGAAGCCACAGCCCGGCCAGCGGGTGTGCCACCTGCACGGTGGTCGGTCGCCTCAGGCGATCGCCGCGGCTGACGAGCGGCTCAAGCAGCGCGAGCTCGAGCACGCGGTCGAGACGTTCGGTCTGCCCGTGGAGATCGACCACCACACCGCGCTCCTGCAGGAGCTGCACCGCACGGCCGGTGCTGTGGCGTGGCTGGGGACGATCGTGGCCGGCCTGGAGCAGGGCGACGTGGTGTGGGGTCGGACGCGGGTGAAGACCGGTGGTGACGACGCGGGCACGACGTACGAGGCGGCGACGAACGCGTGGGTGCTGGAGTGGCAGAAGGAGCGTCGGCACCTGGTGGCGGTCGCGGCCGCGTGCGCGAAGGCCGGGATCGAGGAGCGGCGTCAGGCGCTCGCCGAGTCGCAGGGTCAGCTGCTGGCGCGGGTGGTGCAGGTGGTGCTGGCTGGTCTGGATCTGACGGTGGAGCAGCAGGCGTTGGTGCCTGTGGTGGTGCCGGCTGCGTTCCGGGAGATCGCGGCTGGGGGTGCGGTGTGAGCGCCCGTGTGGAGGCCCGGCGGCTGTCGGGTGTCGACCTGGGCAAGACGGTCTCGATCGCTGGTTACCCCACCCGAGAGCTGCTGGCGCTCGAGCACCACGACGGCGTGGTCCGGCTCTGTCTCGAGCACTGGGGCTGGACGTCGGTCAAGGCGACGGAGCTCATCACCGTGACCGGCCGCGCGCCTGCCGTCGCCGACCGGGACGACGAGTTCGCGAGCTACGAACTGCCCACCCCCAGCCCCGGCATTCCCGCCCCCGCTGGACCCACCAAGGAGGACGACCGATGAGCACGAAGACGAACCTTTGGCACGACTTGACCTGCCCGATCCGTCGGCGGTGGCTTCGGCGCCGCATCCACATGCCGTTCTGGCGCGACGACAAGACGGCGCGGATGCTCGGCATCGCCACCTTCGGATGCCACCGCTGCGGCCGGGGTGCGATCGAGGAGCGCGACAGGTACCAGCGCATCCTCGACGCGATCAACGCCCAGGACGCAGCATGACCGCCGGCCGCACCGCCCCCACGCCTGGCCGGGAGCCCCAGTTCGCCGTTCCGCTGGTCTGGCGCGACGACCGCACCGGCTACCAGTGCCCGTGCTGCTCGCTGTACGTCGCGGTCCCGAAGGCGTCTTGGGCCACGTGCCCGCGGTGCCCGGGGATCCCGATTGACGAGGTGGCCGACCTTCTGCTGCAGGAGCTCACGGCGCTCGATGAGTCAGACCGCGGGGACGTGCTCGACGTTCTCCGCCCCCTCCTGGAAGGACTGGTGAAGCGATGAGCGCCAACGACACCCCCGCCCCCACGCCTGCTCCCGTGGCAGTGCCGGAGGGAGGGTGGCGCGACGGGGACCACATCGCCGTGCGTGTCAGGGACGACCGGTACTGGGTCTACGTCCGCGTACACGGGGAGTGGAGGACCGTCGTCAAGGCGCACGAGGGCCGACTCAAGGACGCCGACGTCGCCACGCTGCTGGAGCAGGGTTCCGTGACGCGTGCGATCGCTCCGCGCTCGACCGAGTTCGGGTGGGTCAGGGTCCTGCGGACGTCCCAGTACACACCCGGTCCCTGGCATATCGCAGCCGATCGTCACCGCCTGGAAGCCGCTTGCGGTGCTGAACTCTACGGGCGCGGGCAGTTGGAGCAGTCGAGTCACGTTGACGTGGCGTTCGACGGCAAGGTCTGCCGTCGCTGCGAGCGGGCCGATGACATGTTTCCCGACGCCCCCCGCGAGGACGCCCGCCCCGAGCCCGTCGTGGCCCCGCTGCCGAGCGAGGCGGTGAACCTGGACGCCGGAAGCGAGGTGGTGTCGCGAGTCCAGATCGCAATCAGGGACTTCGAGAACGGCTACGTCGAGAGCCGTCACGACGTGCACCCGACGCACGAGAACCTCGCTCGCGTCGCGATCGGCGCCCTCCTCGCCGCTGGCTACCGCCTGGTCCCGGAGGACGACGAGGACACGGTGCGGGTGCCGAGCATCGCTGACACGTGCTGCGGGAAGTGCCCGGGCGCTTGCTACGTGGATCAGGTGACCGGAGCATGACCGCCCGCAGCGAGGACCGTGGCGAGCAGGTCGAGGCGCGGACGCTGTCGGGCGTGCATCTGGGTCGAGTCGTGATCGCGGGCTGCGAGATCGGCCCGCTATTCGCGATCGAGCACCACCGCGGCCTCGTCGGCCTCTGTGTCGGCGTCGGCGCCAAGCGCGCCAGCGGCCTGAACGTGGTGCTCGGCGACACCGACCTCGTCACCCTGACCGATGGGGGTGAGGACGAGTGAGCGCCCGCGAGCCGGGCACGTGCGGCGAGGCGGGCCCCCGCGATGCCCACTGCACCCAGGACCGGATGCACGACTGGTCCTGCTACGACGCGGGCGAGGACGTCTCCTGGAACGAGGGCCAGTGGTACGACTTCGACCTGGCCCCGCATGCCTGCGACGACTCGGACTGCGACGACAACGGCTACCGCGGCCCGGCTGGTCGCGAGTCCGAGCGACGACCAGGAGGCCGACCGGTGAGCGCGGACGACAACGCCCCCGAGCAGGCGCGGGATGACGTGCTCAAAGCCCACGAGTGGCGCGGCGGGTACTTCTGCTCCTGCGGCCACGAACTGAACTCGCCATGGGGCTTCAACCGCCATCTCGTGGATGCACTGGAGCCCGTGCTCGCTGCCGAGCGGCAGGAGGCGGCACGGGCTGCGCTGATCGAGGCGGCTGGTGACATAGCCGAGCGCATCGCGGCGGTAGTAGACCCCGACTCCTGGCGCCGGGATGGATTCGACGAGGGATGGGCGCACGCGGGCGAGAAGATCGACGGCCTCCTTCGCGCCCGCGCTGACGGTGTGACCGGGCGGAGTGGGACATGAGCGCCTACAGGTACGTCCCTGACCCGGAGCCGCTGATCGAGACGTCGCCTGGCGTCTACGAACAGCCGCGCTATCGGGTGACCCGCCTTGGGGAGGCCAAGCCAGGCGACACCGTCTGGATCTCCGAACGGCAGGACGACGGCACGTGGGGACCGGAGCGAGAAGTGACCGTCGTCGACGACGCCCAGGAGGCACAGCCGTGATCACCCGGGACACCGTCGTCGACCACCACTACGACACCGAGCTGACTGAAGAGCGCCGCATGTGCGACCCGACTCCGACCGTCCACGTCCGCCTCATCGAGACCATCACCACCACCACCGCCCACCCCGACGGCTCCACCACCGTCCACACCACCGAGCCCCGCACCGTCGCCACCTGGACCCACCACCCCGAGGAGCACTGACCGTGCCCACCACCCGACCGCCCTCGCACTTCGTCGTCACCCTCCACACCGACCCGACCACCGGCGACGAACACCTCACCGCCGGCGGCGTGCTCGATTACCCCGACGCCCACGCCGCCCTCATGGCGTGGTGCCGGGGTGTCGGCATCGATCCCGAGAAGATCCTGGCCGAGGACCCCATCGTCATCACCGCCGACCGACGAGAAATCACCGTCCACGAGCTCGTCCGCGACCACGAAGACCGCCTGGTCCGCGGCCCCGATGGTCGCCCGCACACCTCGGCCCGGTACATCGGGCTCGAGCGGCCGGCCCCGCCGTGGCCGGTCGAGCTCGTCGCGCTCACCCAGGCCGCCATCTGCCCGGCATGCGGCCAGCCCAAGGACCCCGGACCCGCCGACGGCCTCTACGCCGCCACCACCACGGAGGAGACCCGATGACCGACGACCTCTGCACCTACTCCGACCTCCGCCCCGACGAGTGCAACCACTGCCACCCCGAACACCGCCCCGGCGACGTCGTCCGCGCAGCCCGCGCACGCCAGACCATGACCATCGCCCACCCCGTCGCCGTCCAGACCACCCTCATGACCGACACCATGGCCGCCGCCATCCTCACCAAGGCCGTCCGCGCCCTCGACCGCGACCAACCCGCCACCGCCCACGACTACGTCCAGGCCCTCACCGAACCCACCACCCACCACGAGCCCTACACCACCCAGCAGACCAGCCCCGACGGCTCGAGCTACTGGCTCACCGACCGCCACCGCACCATCAGCCTCCCGCTCATCGAGCAGCTGCAGTCCGCGATCGCCACCACCGGCGCCATCCAAGGGGGCGCCCACGCGTTCGCGTCCAAGCCCGCCGCCCGCGTCGACGCCATCGACGTCCTCCAGGCCATCGAGACCGAGGCCATCGTCTGGTGCCGGCGCCTGCACCTGCCCGTCGAGGACAAGCGCACCGGCCTGCAGCTCGAGCTGCGCACGATGATCCGGGCCGCGGCCGCGAACGCCGGCGGCACCATGACGGCCGACCTGCGGTCGTGGTGGATCCGCGCGCGCACCGTCACCGGGTGGGACGCGCCGTCGTGGCGGCCGGACAACACCTGCCCGCTCTGCAACGTGAAGGGCGGCCTGCGGGTCCGCCTCGACGCGCAGACCGGTCTGTGCCTCGAGTGCGGGGAGGGATGGGCAGCCGACACCATCGGTCTGCTCGCCGACCACATCCGCGCCGAGAACGGCGAGGTGGTGTCCGAGGCGGGTGGGACGATGAGCGCATGACGATCCACTACCCCTCCGGTACGCATGATTCTCCCGATACGCCGCTGCGCGTCACCGGCTACGAGGCGCTCGCCCACATCCCCGAGCGTGGCGAGTTCGTCGAGTTCACCCTGACGCTCAATCGGCCCGTCAACGCCTACGAAGCCGAGACAGCACGGATCCTGTACGGGGACGACAACGACCTACCGCAGCTCAACTACGGCGCCGACCGCATCCGCATCGTCTCCAAGCCCCAGCAGATCGCAGCACAGGTCGCCGCGGTTCGGAAGGCCGTCCTGTCGATCGGGTTCGAGTCCGGCGCCCTTGAAGACCGCGGGACGTACATGGTCGACGAGGCTGAGAGCATCCTCAGCGAGATCGACTTCGACGAGTAGTCCTTCCGAATCATCTTCGGCGTGGCCTCTTGCGCGCCGCACGATGTTCGTGGTCAACTAGCCCTGGTTGTTCAGCGACCCCAAAACCCGAACCCTCGAAGCTTCATGCTCCGGGGGTTTCGTCGTCCTTCGCCTCGTCGACGTCATCATCCGAGTTGCTCACGACCCCGATCGACCACGCCGTCACGTCCTGCAGCCTCACCCTCAGCGGGAACATCTCGCCGGTCGTGAAGCTCCCAGCCACGTATCGGGCTTTCGTGAAGTGGATGAACTGGATCGTGTCCACGTCGAACGACTCCGCGGCCTCGGTGACGCCGCGGGCGAGAGCCCGGAACTCGTCATCCTGGTCCTCTACAGCGTCGAGCGTTCGAGTCGCCCACGTGGACCGTGACACGAGCATTCCGCTGAACAGGCCGCCGCTCGTCTGCACTGTGATGCCGAAGCCGGCGGGCTTGCCGTTTGCACGAACGGGCGCCTTCTCGACCTGATGCACGAGCTCGACGAGTGCGGCATCGATCGGCTGGTGGTTGCTGGTCATGGTGCTGTCCTTCCCCTGGATGGATCCCCCGACACCCATCACGGTAGGCCGAACCTCGGACACCTCCCAACGTGTCATCCACAGGCCCGAGTCGAGGTGAGTCTCCGTGACCGCCACCCTCGACCCCTTCGAGCTCGCCGCCCGCGCCTTCGAACTCCCCACCCGACGCTGGCCCACCCCCGGCCACCTCGCCCGCACCATCACCCCCAAGACCGTCCAGACCCCAGCACTCGACCTCATCGACGCCGCGCTCGTCGAGCTGCTCGACACCCCCGACGGCCGGCTCATCATCACGATGCCCCCGCAGGAGGGCAAGAGCACCCGGGCCGCGAAGGACTTCCCCATCTGGGCCCTCACCCAGAACCCCGACCTCCGCATCGTCACCGCCTCGTACTCCCAGTCCCTGGCCAACCGCAACGGCCGCGCGATCCGCACCGCGATCGCCACCACCCCCGACCTCAACCTGCGGATCGCACCCGACAACGGGTCCGTCTCCGAGTGGCAGCTCGCCGGCCACGAAGGCGGCGTCCTCTCCGTCGGCATCGGCGCCGGCGTCACCGGCCGACCCGCCGACATGCTCGTCATCGACGACCCGATCAAGGACCGCAAGGAAGCCGACTCCGAGGTCTTCCGTCAGTCCCGCTGGGACTGGTGGACCGACGCCGCATCCACGAGGCTCGCGCCCGGCGCCCCCGTCGTGGTGATCCTGACCCGGTGGCACGAGGACGACCTCGCCGGCCGCCTCCTCGCCGCCGAGGACGGGCACCTGTGGAAGGTCCTGAACATCCCCGCGCTGGCCGACCACGACCCGGCCAAGGGCGAGAGCGACGCGCTCGGCCGCGAGCCTGGCGAGTTCATGGTCTCCGCGCGCGGCCGCTCGACCCGCCAGTGGGAAGCGAAGAAGGTCAGCGTCGGGTCCCGCACCTGGGCGTCGCTCTACCAGGGCCGACCGTCCGCGGCCGAGGGCAACATCCTCAAGCGCGAGTGGTGGCAGCGGTACGACCACCACCTCCACCTGGTGCGGGACGACGGGTCTTGCATCGTCTCCGACTACGACGACCTGATCGCGTCCTGGGACCTCGCCTTCAAGGACACCAAGGGCTCGGACTGGGTCGTCGGCCAGGTCTGGATGCGCCGCGGCGCCCACGCCTACCTCCTCGACCAGGTCCGCCGCCGGATGGACTTCCCCGCCACCCTGCAGGCGTTCGAAGCCCTGTCCGCGAAGTGGCCTCAGGCCGTCCTCAAGATCGTCGAGGACAAGGCCAACGGGCCCGCCGTCATCGCGTCGCTGCGCACCAAGATCGTCGGCATCGTCCCCGAGGAGCCGCAGGGCGGCAAGGTCGCCCGCGCGTCAGCCGTGTCCCCGCTCATCGAGGCCGGCAACGTCTGGATCCCGACCTCGAAGCTCGCACCCTGGTCCGACGCCCTCATCGAGGAGGCCGCCGGCTTCCCGAACGCCGCCCACGACGACCAGGTCGACGCCCTCTCCCAGGGCCTGAACCGTCTGATCCTGCAGCCCCTGCTCGAGACCGGCGACGGCGAGACCCACGACTATGACGATCTCGACGACGAGGTCGGCGACTACGTCATCGACCCACTCAGCGCCTGACGGAGGTGACCACGCCGTGACCACCACCGCTACCGAGACCACCGGCCCGTCGACCGCTGACCTGACCGACCAGCTCGACACCGCAGAGCACATCATCGAGCGCCTCACCGAATCCCTGCGCGACGTCGAGCTCGCCCGCGAGGACGAGGGTTGGAAGCGGATCGGCGAGTGGGCCGAGTCCATGCTCACCCGCGAGGGACACCGCAACAGCGCGCGCCTCGCTCGAGCGTTCGTCGTGGCCAACCCCCTCGCGAAGCGTGCGGTGTCCCTGCGGACCGCCTACGTCTGGGGTCAGGGCGTGCAGATCGGTGCCCGCGCCAAGGGCCCGACGCTCGACGCACCCCAGGCGCAGGACGTCAACGCTGTCATCCAGACGTGGCTCGAGGACCCCGAGGTCTCCCGAGTACTCACGAGCGCCGGCGCCCACGAACGCAACGAGCGCGGCCTCGCGACCGACGGCAACATGTTCACCGCCCTCGTCACGAACCCCCTCACCGGCTGGGTCCGCCCACGGGTCATCCCCGTCGACGAGATCGTCAAGCCGGTCTGCAACCCCGAGGACCAGCTCGACCGGTGGTTCTGGCTCCGCGAGTACGTCGTGAAGATCGCCGAGGAGGGCACCCGCGCCGGCACGATCCGCACCCGCACCGAGACGCGCCGCGTGCTCTACCCCTCGATCGACTACCGGCCCGCGCAGAAGCCGGCCCGGTTCGACGGGATCCCGATCGCCTGGGACTCCCCCGTTGCCGAGCTCCACGTCAACGACCTCCACGGCCAGGACTTCGGCGTCGGTGACCTGTTCTCCGTGCTGCCGTGGATCCGGTCGTACGGCGGGTTCCTCACCGACTGGGCGAAGCTCACGAAGGCGCTGTCGCGGATCGCGTTCCAGTCCTCGTCGTCGAACAAGTCCCGCGCGCAGCGTGCCGCGACCGAGGTCGCCCGCACCGCAGCGTCGGCCACCCCCGAGGGACTCCCGAAGCCGCGCGGCGCGAACGGCCTGCACGAGTCGAACGCCGGCGGGACCCTCGTCACCGACTCCGGCACCCGCCTCGAGGCCGTGTCGAAGTCCGGCGCGACCATCGACGCGAACTCCGGCCGGCCCCTGGCCGCGATGGTCGCCGCCGGCACCGACCTGCCCGTCACCATGCTCCTGGCCGACCCCGGCGTCACCGGCGCTCGCGCGACCGCCGAGACCCTCGACAAGCCCACCGAGCTGATGGCCACCATGCGCCGCGACCTCTGGTCGGACTACCTGCGCCGCATCCTCAGCTACGTCGTCGACATGTCCGCGAAGGCCCCCTACGGCGCCCTCAAGCGCAAGTCCCTGACCCGCGACCGCTCCACCGGCCGCGAGGTCATCGTCCTGGCCGGCGACACCGACCGGACCATCGAGGTCACCTGGCCGGACCTGACCGAGACGCCCCTGAAGGACCTCATCGAGGCGATCGCGAAGGCCGACAGCACCGACACGCTCCCGAAGGTCGAGATCCTCAAGCAGCTCATCCGCGCCCTCAACATCAAGGACGGCGACGAGATCATCGACTCCGCCACCGACGACCAGGGCCGGTGGATCGGTGGCGACGACGCCGGCACCGCGGCCGCCGACCGGTTCAACAACGGCGACGACCCGGCCGACACGTTCCGCTGATGGCCTGGACCGCGCAGACCAGCAGCCTGGTCCTGCAGGTGCGGGACTACCTGCAGCGCATCGAGGACGCCCGCATCCGGGCGCAGGTCGCCGCCTGGGTCAACGGCTGGAACGACGTCGCCCCCGACCTCGAGGCCGCGCTCAACGAACTCGTCGTGCAGTCGACCGACGGGACCGTCAGCCGCAACACGCTGATCCGGTCCGCACGCCTGCAGCGTGCGCTCGAGCAGATCCAGGACCGCCTCACCGGCCTCGTCGACGGGTCCGCCGCCGGCGTGATCAACCAGCTCGCCGACGTCGTCGACTACTCCGGGGCCATGCAGGAGCGTCTCGTCGCATCGCAGCTGCCACCCGGTGCCGCCGGCGACGTCGCCGCCTGGTCGCGAGTGGACCCCCGCGCCCTGGACGCGATCGTGGCCCGGACCACCGAGCAGATCACCAAGCGGTCGTTCCCCCTGTCCGACGAGGCGGCCGCGACGATGCGCCGCGAGCTCGTTCGCGGGATGGCCGTCGGCGCGAACCCCCGAGAGTCCGCAGCACGGATGGTCGCGAACACCCGCGGCACGTTCAACGGTGGCCTCACCCGGGCCCTGACCATCGCCCGCACCGAGACCCTCGACGCGCAGCGTGCCGCCTCGGCCCTGTCCGACGCGCAGAACGCCGACCTCCTCACCGGCTGGACGTGGACTGCGTCCCTGTCGGACCGGACCTGCTCCGCGTGCTGGGGCATGCACGGCCAGGTGTTCGCCGTGACCGTCCCCGGTCCCCAGGGCCACCAGAACTGCCGCTGCACCCGCGTCCCCGCGACGAAGTCCTGGCGCGACCTCGGGTTCGACATCGACGAGCCCCCGTCGCTGCTGCCCGACGCCGAAGCCCAGTTCGCGGCCATGGACCAGGTCAGCCAGCTGCAGGTCCTCGGCCCCCGCCGCTACCTCGCCTGGCAGAACGGGGACTACCCGCTCGACCGGTGGGCCACGAAGCGGTCGAACCCCGGGTGGCGCGACTCGTGGGTCCGTACCAACGCTCCTGCGGCCTGATCTACGGGCGCTCGAGGTGGGACGGCTGGTACGCCGGCGTCCCGCAGTGGATGCAGACCATGCCCATCGCCAGCCCGGGGAACAGCCGACCGGGCTCACGCACAGCGACGAGTGACTCGTAGGTGAACTCGTGGCCCGGGCACTCGCCCGGTCCGCCCACGTTCTCGTCGTCCTGCCCCATCCGGCCACCCTAACCCGCCCTGAGAGGGGTCATCAGCATGTCGAAGATCATCCGCGAGACCTCGAAGACGCTCGCCGCAGCCACCATCGAGTCGTCGGCCGACGGGCTCGACATCCAGATCGTCACGCCCGGGTGGGGGTCGTCCGGCTACTACGCGCCCGAGGTCCTCGAGGCGGCCGCCGCGGACAAGGTGTTCCCCGCCGGCACCCAGATGTACTTCGACCACCCCACCGAGTCCGAGAAGGAGGACCACCCCGAGCGGTCCGTCCTGCGGATCGGCGCGGTGCTCCGCGAGGACGCGTCCTGGGACGGCACCCGTCTCCACGCCGTGGCCGACCCCATCGCCGTCTACCGCGAACTGCTCGAGGACGAGACCTTCCAGAAGGCGATCGGCGTCTCGATCCGCGCTGCGGCCGAGGTCTCCACCGGCGAGAACGACGGACGCAAGGGCACGATCATCGAACGTCTCGTCGCGTCCAACGAGACGTCGGTGGACTTCGTCACCCACGCCGGCCGCGGGGGCGCGTTCGGCGCCGCCCTGGAGTCCGCTCGCCCCTCGATGGTCGTGGAGTCCGCGATTCGCCGCGGCGTGTCCGAGGCCACCGTGAACGACCAGCGCGAGGCCCTGTCGACCGTCATCCGTGACGCCTACAACGCCGACAACACGTGGGTCTGGCTCCGCGACTTCGACGACACCACGGCCTGGTTCGAGGTCGAGGACGACGAGGGCGCCGCCGTCTGGCAGCAGACCTACTCCAAGGGCGACGACGGCCTCGCGAACGCCCTCACCGGCGAGCGCATCGAGGTGCGCGTCTCCACCCAGTACGTCCCGGTCGACTCGGCCGGGCAGTCCAACACCCAGGAGTCCAAGGAGGACACCATGCCCCAGATCGAGGAGGCGCGTCTGCGCCAGCTCGAAGAGGACGCCGGCCGGGTCACCGCGCTGGAGTCCGAGCGAGACACCGAGAAGAAGCGTGCGGAGCTCGCCGAGTCCCGCACGATCTCGGCGATCAGCCACGCCCGCACCCAGGTGCGCGAGGCCAACGCCGACCTGCCCGCGTCGACCATCGACCGGATCATCGCCGAGGCCACCCGCGGCGGGATCCCCGCCACGCAGGACGGGGCCCTCGACACGGCCGAGTTCGACAAGCGCCTCGACACCGCCCGGGAGGCCGAGGAGACCTACCTCGCCGGTCTCGCGTCGGAGTCCGGCAGCGGCACCATCAAGGGCTTCGGCGCCACCGAGTCCAGCAGCGCCGACGGCGAGATCTCCGTCGACGACTTCGACAACGCCTTCAAGGAGGACTGAGCCATGAAGAACAAGATCTACCGCCCGGGCAACGACCTGTCGCTGCCGGTCCCCTCCGGCACCAAGAGCGGCGAGCCCGTGAAGGTCGGCGGGTTCGTCGGCGTCGCGTCCACCAACCGAGGTGAGGGCGGCAACATCGCCACCCACGCGTCGGTCGACATCAGCGGCGACGTGTTCGAGCTGCCCGTCGACGGCGCGATCGCCAGCGTCGGCACCGCGATCTACATCACGAGCGCCCGCGCGCTCTCGGTCAGCGCCTCCGGCAACGACCTGTTCGGCTACTCGGCCTGCCTGGCCGACGGCAGCCTCGCCACCAAGTCGACGGGCGTCGGCCCGGCGGCCGTCAAGCCCCTGAAGGTCTGAGGAGGACCACCATGAGCAACAGTCGAGTCCTGATCGGTGAGAGCTTCGGCCTCACCGAGTCCCTCACCCTCACCGGCGAGGGCCCCAACGCGCGCCGCAAGCGCGTCCGGGAGTCCGCCAAGATGCGCAAGGCCGTCGTCGAGGCGAAGGCCATGCTGGACGCCGCCCTCAGCGGCGACCGCCTCGCGCTCTACCGCGTCAACGAGGCCATCACCACGTCGGACCTGTTCAAGTCCGCGCTCGGCGAGGTCCTCGACCGCGAGCTCCTCAAGCAGTACGAGGACGTCGAGACGCAGTGGACGAAGTTCTCCACCAAGACGACGGTGAAGGACTTCAAGCCGAAGAAGCTCGTCGAGCTGAACCGGAACCGCCACGGCTTCGCCCGCGTCCCCGAGAAGACGCCATACCCGATCGCGTCCACCGACACCGAGGAGCGCACCATCTCCGTCGGCAAGTTCGGTGAGCAGTACGGGTACACGCTCGAGGCGCGCGTGAACGACGACATCGGCGAGCTCGAGGTCGTCCCCAACGGGTGGGCCACCCAGGCCCGCTACACCGAGGACGACGAGTCCCTGGCGCAGCTGGCCAACCCGCTGACCGGAGCCCCCAACACCGGCTTCTTCAACGTCGGCAACGGCAACCTCGGCAGCGGCGTCCTCACGGCCGAGCGCCTCCAGACCGCCGTGATCGCCGTGACCACGAAGCGGGACAAGGACGGTCGCCTCCTGCGGCCCGGCCAGCTCCAGCTCGTGGTCGGCCCCGGCATGCAGTTCCAGGCCGAGCGGATCATCAACACCACCGAGATCCGCACGGTCGACGGGAACGGCAACGTCGTCATCGAGTCGAACCCGTTCAAGGGCAAGCTCGTCCTCACGGTCCTGGCGAACCTGCCCGGCGCCTCGTGGTTCGTGCTGCCCGTGCCGTCCGCGCCCCGTCCGGCGTTCTACACCGCGTTCCTGCGCGGGTTCGAGACCCCGGACACCCGCTACAGGGCGGACCAGGGCAAGCGCGCCGGCGGCGGGGACATCCCGCCCGAGGACGGGTCGTTCGACGACGACACCATCTGGTACCGCTGCCGCCACATCACCGGTGCGGCGCAGGGCGACCCGATGTTCACCTACGCGTCCGACGGCATCGGCGCCTGAGGCAGAAGGAGACCATCATGAGCGACCTCTACAAGGAGTCCGACTACGTCGACGTCGTCGACGAGGTGACGGGCGAGCCCCACCCGCACAAGATCCCGAAGGCGTGGCTCGGCACCGAGTACGCCCAGGGCCTCAAGAAGGCGTCGAAGTCGGGCAGCGGTTCGTCCGCCTCGAGCGACCCGGTCGACATCCCCGCCGGCGACCCCGTCGAGGACTGGACCAACGCCCAGATCGACGCCTACGCCAAGCGTGAGGTCATCGACCTGGGTGGCGCGTCGAACAAGGCCGATCGCCTCGCCGCGATCGCCGCGGCGAAGGCGGCCGCCACCACCACGGTGACCGGCACCTGACCGTCCCGCTTCTGGGCGGCCCGACCCCGACTTCCCCGGGGCCGGGCCGCCTGGTGGTGGCACGACCAGTGCCCACGACTCCACCGGACCCGCACGGGCCCGGCGACGACGGACGCGGAGCCTCTGCGCTGAGGCCAGCGAGCCCGTCACCCCTGGACGGGTGGGGCGTCAACACAGCCTCGCAACCGTGAAGGACACCCCCACGGCCGGACCTCCCCTGGATCTCCCCGGCTGGTGTACCTGCGCCCCACCCACCCCGCGACCACCACCGAGGAGGCGACATGCCCGAGATGACCACCGAGGTCCGCCAGGTCCGCCTCCTCCTCAACGACGTCGACCCCGACGACCAGGTGTTCACCGACGCCGACGTCGACGACTTCCTCGCCATGGAGGGCGGCCACGTCAAGCTCGCGGCCGCGCAGGCCATCGACACGAACGCCTCCAACGAGGCCCTCGCGTCGAAGGTGCTGCGGTCCCAGGACTGGCAGACCGACGGCGCGAAGCTCGCGGACGCACTCCGCAAGCACGCCGCCGCCCTGCGCGAGCAGCACGCCGCGTCCGTCGCGGACGACGACGGCGGGTTCTTCACCATCGTCGACCACCAGGACTGGTGACCGTGCCCCGCCCGAGCCGCGCTCACGGCCGCCCCGGTACCCACGTCGTCCCCACGAACTTCGCCGAGACCCACGCCCGCACCCTCCGGGCCACCCACGCCGGCGCCTGCACCATCACCGCCGCGAGCAAGCCCACCGACCTGACCGTCAAGGCCGACCTCACCGTCGAGGCCCCGACTCCGTCAGGGCCGCTCTACGAAGGCCCCTACCGGGCGCGGACCCTCAACGCCCAGGAGGCAGCCCAGCTCGTCGGCGACCAGGAACAGATCACCAGCGGCCACCTCCTGTCGATCACCGCCACCGCGGTGATCCCCATCCGGTCCGTCATCACGTTCACCGACACGGCCGACCCCGCCCTCGCCGGTACCCGGCTCATCGTCCGCCGCACCAGCAAGGGCTCCCTGCCCTGGGAGCGGCACCTGTGGTGCGTCGAAGACCTCACCGCTCCCCCGACCTGACCAGGAGGCACCCGTGGCCGACATCGACCTGGCCCAGATGAACCGACTGCTCGCGGACATGACCGCCGCCCCCCGCGAGGCCGAGGGCCAGGTGCGGGTCGTGGTGCAGAAGGGCGCCGCGGACATCAAGCGGGACGCGAAGATCTTCGCCCCGGTCGGCGAGACCGGCGATCTGCGGGCATCGATCGGCTACGAGACCCGGATCACCGGCGACGCCGTCGAGGCCGAGATCGGCCCCACCGTCCACTACGGCCACTACGTCGAGCTCGGCACCACCAAGATGGCGCCTCGCGCGTACATGGGGCCCGCGTTCGACAGGAACGCGCACCTGGTCGAGGACGCACTCGGCCAGATCCTCGACGGGCTCCTGTGATGGATGCCGGACTGCGCTCCACCCTGGCCGACCTCGTCGAGGCCCGGCTGCAGGACATCGCGAACGCCACCCACTACCGCGGCGAGATCCCCGAGACGCCACCGACGGTCTCCGCGACCGACCTGCGGGTCCTGGCCTACACGGTCCTGTGGACCGGCTCCGGTGGCCCGGGCGACGAGGAAGCCCTCGGAGGCGGCCGACAGGACGACGTCGACTGGACGTTCACCGTCACCTGCGCCGCTGGCCTGGCCACCCTCGTCGACCCGCTCATCGACCTCGTCCTCGCCCAGCTCGACGGCTGGGAGCCCGTCCTCGAGGGCCGGTCGACCGGCACGTGCGCCCTGGACTTCGACCCCGGCCGCGTCCTGCCCGACCCGGCCCGCACCCCCACGCGCTACTACCTGCAGCTCCCGTTCCGGCTCCGCGCCGGTTCCTGACCGCCAACCCACCAACGTCCTGAGGAGGACCCATGGCGTCCCAGCTCGTGCCCGCCTACGAGAAGGCCAGTGGCCGCAAGGTCATGGTCCCCGAGTTCTGGATCGGCCACGCGCGCTTCGGCGCCGGGCTGACCACCGAGAAGCCGTCCGACGTCGAGGCGCCCATCGACCGGACCAGTCCCGACGCGGCGGGGGCATCCAAGCCCCACACGCCGGAGGAGACCGGCGCCGCGGTGGTCGTCGAGGACGAGGTCGTCGTGATCCCCGAGGGCGAGCCGACGTCCGAGTGGACGAACAAGCAGCTCGACGCGCTCGCCGAGCGGGACGGCGTCGACCTGACCGGCGCGACCAACAAGGCCGAGCGGCTCGCCCGGCTGACCAACCCCAACCCGCAGGAGTAACCATGCCCCGTTCCCTCGCCGCTGGTCGCCGCAAGGTGACCATCCTGACCACGGCTCCCGTCAACCCCGCCGCACCGACCGCGATCATCCTCAACGGCGGCATCCAGGCGTCGCCCCGGATCCTCGCGTCGGACTTCATGTTCGGCGCCGTCGACTCCGACACCATCGCCGAGCGCGCGCTCTCGGAGGAGGCCAACGCCAACGCCCTCGGCGCGTCGAACTACCAGTTCGGCATGTCCGTCTGGCGGTTCTTCGACGAGGCCGGCCTGTCCGACGAGGAGGCCGACGACGTCTACCAGGCCCTGAAGACCAAGGGCTCGGAGGTGTACGTCTACCTCCGCGAGACGTCCAAGCGGTCCGGCGAGCCGTGGGCCGCCGACGACGAGATCAGCCTGGGCGCCCGCGTCCAGCTCGACCTCGCCCAGATGCCCAACGACGACGCCGGCTACATCAAGCGGCGCATCCCCGGCCAGGTCCAGGAGGCGTGGCCCGACATCGAGGTCGCCGCCGCCTGACCGCACGACCCCTCGCCCGGGTGGCCACGGAGACCACCCGGGCGAGGCCCCCTCTCCGTACCTCTCCGACCCCATCTCCGTGGAGCAGATCATGACTGACAGCACCGACCCCACCACCTCCGACGTCACCGTCGACCCGTCCGCGTTCGGCGACGAGCTCGACGCCTGGCTCGGCGGCGCGACTCTCGCCCGCCGCTCCGTCGACATCTACGCCCGCCCCGACCTGTACGCCGAGTACCAGGACCTGGAGCGCCAGCTCGAGCTCGCCGGGAAGTCCCGCCGCGAGGGCGACGTGGAGGAGTCCCTCGAGGACTCGGCCGCCGCCGACATCGAGCAGAAGCTCGTCGAGCTGCACGCCCAGTGGATGGCGTCGAAGTCCACCTGGGTCGTACGCGGCCTGCCGCGCGAGGTGTACCGCGAGCTGTCCAAGGAGCACCCGGAGGTCAAGGCCCCCGCGCAGCCTCCCGCCGACGCGGACGACGAGACCCGCGCCGCGTACAAGAGCGCCGTCGACGAGTGGGCTGCCTCCGTCGACGCCCGGAACTACGCGATCCTCGAGCAGGCCGTCGTCGAGGTCCGCCTCGCGTCCGGCAAGATCACCACGGTCGACATCGACCCCACCACCCAGCTGGTGGCCACGCCCCTGGTCAACGCGACCCGGCTCAACGGGATGCGCTCCAGCCTCGGTGAGTGGCAGTTCATCAAGCTCATCAACGCCTCGAAGCTCGCAGCCACCCAGGAGCCGGTGATCCCGGCCCCTTTCTTGCGCAGCAGCTCGAAGACCGCCAAGACCTGAGGGTCGCGCTCGAGACGGCCCGTGCGTGGGGTGTGCGACCGACGGAGTTCCTGAACGACTGGTCGGAGCGGGACCGTGAGCTCGCGATCGCCACGACCCTGGCCCGCGGGGGCGACTGCCCTGGATGCGGGCACGCGAAGTCCGAGACGTGGGTCGACGCCTCCGACCTCGAGCACGAGTACATCGCCGAAGAGGTGCAGTGCGTCGTGTGTGCGCGGCTGGAGTCCGCGCGCGCTGGGACGAAGAACCAGAAGGGCCTCCACTACTACGTGGTGAAGCGGCCCCGCGGCTCGTCCCACGCCACCGATGAACCGGTCGACGACGTCGAGTAGCTCGACCCCGCGCCCTCCACCTCCCCTGCCCGCCGCTGCACACCAGACCAGAGACGGGGGTGGCGACCGTGTCAAACGTCCGCTCGGTGATCGTCCGCTTCCGGGCGGAGATGGCGCAGTTCAAGCGCGAGTGGGACGCCGGCACGGACTCGGTCCGCGCGACGAACCAGGAGCTGGAGAAGGCGAAGCGGAAGGCCAGCGAGGCCGAGAAGGCCATCGACAAGTCCGGCACCGCGATCGGGCGCCAGACCGAGCGGCTCACGAACAACCGCGACGCCTGGGACGAGGTCGGCTCCAGCTACCTGCGGGTCGGCGCGGGCCTGACCGCGATGTCCGTGCTCGTCGGCAAGGCCGCGATGGACTGGGAGTCCGCGTGGGCTGGCGTCACGAAGACCGTCGACGGCACCGATGCGCAGATGATGGTCCTCGAGGGCGACCTGCGTGAGCTCGCGAAGACGCTGCCCGCGACCCACACCGAGATCGCCGCGGTCGCGGAGGCCGCCGGCCAGCTCGGCGTCGCCCGCGAGGACGTCACCGCGTTCACCCGCACCATGATCGACCTGTCGGAGACGACGGACCTGACCGCCGACGACGCGGCCACCTCGATCGCGCAGCTGATGAACGTCATGCAGACCGCGCCCGGCGACGTGGACCGGCTGGGCTCCACCCTGGTGCGCCTCGGCAACGACGGCGCGTCGACGGAGTCGCAGATCATCCAGATGGCGCAGCGGATCGCCGGCGCGGGCGAGATCGTCGGCCTGACCGAGGCTGACGTCCTCGGCCTGGCGAACGCCCTCGCGTCGTCGGGCATCGAGGTCGAGGCCGGCGGCTCGGCGATCTCCTCGATCCTGATCGACATCTCCAAGGCCGTCGCCACGAACTCCGCCGAGCTCGAGACCTGGGCCAGCGTCGCCGGCGTCTCCGCCGACGAGTTCGCCGCGCGCTGGTCCGCGGACCCGGCCATGGCGCTGGCGGACTTCACCGAGGGCCTCGGCCAGATGGCCGACAACGGCGAGAACGTGTTCGGGGTCCTGGCCGACCTCGGCCAGTCCGACATCCGCGTCACCCGCGCCCTGCTGAACATGGCCAACTCCGGCGACCTGCTGCGCGACTCGCTGCGCGCCGGCGCCGAAGAGTGGGACCGGAACACCGCGCTGGCCGACGAGGCAGCGAAGCGGTACGACACCACAGCTGCGCAGGCACAGGTCGCGTGGAACAACATCAAGGACAACGCGATCGACGCCGGCCAGGGCGTCCTGCCGATCGTCTCGACCCTCTCGGACGTCGTCGTCGGCCTCGGGACCGCCTTCGGGTCTCTGCCTGACCCGCTCCAGGGCGCCGTGGGTGTCCTAGCCGGGGTGTCCGGCGTGAGCCTCCTGGCCATGGGCGGGCTCATGAAGCTCGGCGGCACCGTCACCGACGTCCGCAACGCGCTCGACCAGCTGGAGATCAAGGCCCCCCGCACCGGCCGCGCCCTCAGCATGGCCGCGAAGGGCGCCGCGATCCTAGGCGCTGCGCTCATCGCCGTGGACGCTGGCGCCGACCTGTTCAACGCCGACGAGGTCGCGAACGTCGAGAAGTTCACCGGCGCCCTCCTGCGGCTCTCCGAGGGCGGCGACGGCGCCGGATCGACCCTCGAGGCGCTCGCGTCCCGCAAAGCCGGCTCGTTCCTCGGCGCGACCATCACCGGCGACGTCGAGTCCCTCTCCGACGCGATCGACACCCTCGACGCGTCCAAGTGGGACAAGTTCCTGAACAGCGGCTTCGGTGAGTCGAAGATCGACCTGGCCCGCGACGTCATCGAGCAGACCGACGCCGCCCTCACCTCCCTCGTCCAGAGCGGCGCCGTCGACGAGGCAGCGGCCGGGTTCGACTACTTCGCCGACGCGGCCGAGAAGTCTGGCGTCGACCTCGAGACCGCCAAGGGCATGCTCCCGGGCTACTCCGAGGCTCTCGCCGGGCTCGCGAACGAGCAGAAGAAAGCCGCGCTCACCGCCGAGGAGCTGTCCGGCGGGAGTAAGGCCCTCGAGATGCGGCTCTCCGAGCTGTCCCCGGACGCCGAGGAGGCGGCCAAGGCGCTGGAGAAGCTGCAGGACGAGACCCGCGGCAACGCGTCCTCGTTCCTGGACTTCACGACGAACCTCGACGACGCGAAGCTTTCGTTCGACGGGTGGCTCGACCAGCTCGAGGACGGCATGAAGGCGCAGGAGGAGTGGGCCGACAACCTCATCAAGGCGACCGCGCGCGGTGTCGACGAGGGCGTCATCGCCGAGCTGGAGAAGGCCGGCCCCGAGGGTGCGCGGCTGCTCGCCGAGCTCGCGGACGCCTCCGAGGAGGAGATCGACCGGGTCAACGACGCCTTCGGGTCCGTCGGGAACACCGCGGCGCTCGTGCTCGACGAGATCCCCAACGAGATCATCACCCAGTTCAAGACCCCCGGCGCTGCCGACGCGGTCGACACCGCGGTCGACCTGGCGCGCCGCTACGACCTCACGCCGGACCAGGTCGAGACGATCCTGCGGGCGCTCGACTACGCCTCGGAGGACATCGGCGAGGTGCGGCGCCGGCTGTCGAACCTCGACGGGGACGAGGCCACCGTCCAGCTGCGCGCGAACGCATCGCAGGCGTACTCGGCGCTGAGCAACTTCCTCGGCAGCATCCCCCTGTTCCGCAACATCCAGCTCCGCACCACGGGCAGCAGCGCCACCACGACCCCCAGCGGCGGCGACCGGCGCCGAGCAGGTGGCGGTGGCATCTTCGGTCCGGGCGGACCGCGTGACGACCTGGTGCCCGTCCTGGCGTCGAACAACGAGCACATGTGGACCGCGGCCGAGGTCGAAGCCCTTGGTGGCCACGGCGCCATGTACGCCCTGCGGACCGCGGTGCGAGGCGGGTGGCGGCCGCAGTTCGCCGTCGGCGGCGCGATCTCCGACGCCTGGGACACGTCCTACCGGGCCGCGGCCGCTGCGTACTCCTACGCCCCCACCACGTCCCTGTCGGGCGCGTCGGCGCCGCCGACCATCGGCCCGCTCAGCGCCTCGGCCGACCTGGCCGGCGGACGTCTCGCGTTCGACACCGACGGGTTCCTGCGGTTCGTCGACGGGCGCATCGACGTCGCCATCTCCGCCGAAGCCGGCTACCAGTCCGACAGCGCATTCGCAGGAGGTCACCGATGACCACGGTCGTCTCGCTCGCCGCGTCTGACGCGTCCACGATCGTCAACCTGCCCGACCGCAACTACGGCGGACGGAACCCCGCGTCGATCGGATCCGGGGCGACGGGCCGGCTCTACTACGTGTACTTCAACCGGTCGTTCCCGCTCGGCGCCACGATCGTGTCGGCCAAGCTCCGCGTCTACCAGCGCGGCGCCGCGACCGGCGGCAGCCGCACGCTCTACGTCCGCCGGGTCGACTCGGAGTGGAGAGAGTCCACGATCACCTACGAGCACTCCCCCGCCATCACGGGCACCGAGACGCAGGTGACGCAGGGCGACAGTGCGGTCGATGGTCGCGTGTGGGAGCTCGACGTGACCCCGCAGATGCAGGCCGTCGCCGACGGCGCACCCTGGTACGGGCTCCGGCTCCGGTCCTCGATCGCGACCCTGCTCTTCATCTACGCGCGTGAGAACCCCGACCTCCAGCCCACGCTCGAGGTCGAGTGGTCCGACGCCCCGGACGCGCCGACGGTCCTGGCACCGTCGAACGGGCGCGCGGTCTCGATCGCCCGGCCTCTGCTCTCGTTCGACTACTCCGACGTGTCTGACGACGCCATGTCGGCCTACCAGCTTCAGATGCACACCAGCAACTCGTGGACGGCCCCGTCCTACGACTCCGGCACCGTGGCCGCCGCCGAGCCGCTGCACCAGGTGACGTTCGACGTCTCGGCCGGTGCCACCTGGTGGTGGCGGGTGCGGGTCCGGGACACCACGAACCTGTGGTCGGACTGGTCCGACGCAGTGTCGTTCACCCGCGCTGGCCGGCCGACGGTCACGATCACGAACCCCGCCGCGTCTCCGGCGAGCGTGTACGACCCGCGGCCGGTGTTTTCCTGGACCGTCGCCGGCGGCACCCAGACCGCATTCCAGGTGTTCGTCACCGACCCCATCGACCCGACCGAGGTCCTGTGGACGTCGGGTCGCACCACCACGGCGATCGGGTCTGTCCAGCTCGGCGCCGGCACGGTCCTGTCCCCGGGTGAGTCCTACCGGATGGTCCTGCGCGTCTGGGACACCGTGGCGCGCGAGGGCACCCCCGCCGACCCCGCCTACACCGAGGTGACCCGGACATTCACGTTCGGCCTCTCCGGGTCCGTGGGCGCCGTCACCCACTTTACGGCCACGCCGGGCGCAGGAACCCCGGACGTCACCCTGCAGTGGCGGCGGACGCAGCAGCCCGACTCGTTCACCGTCGTCCGTGACGGGAAGACCATCGCGTCGGGCCTGGACCCGGACCTGCTGTTCGTCACCGGCACCACCTACGAGTGGGTCGACACCACCGCGTCCCCACGCGACGAGCACACCTACACGATCCTCGCGGTCTCCGGCGGCCTCGCCTCCGCAGGGAACCCGACCGCGCCGGCCACCACCCGGCCCACCGGCCTGTGGCTCTCCTCGCTCGACGGCGCCGACCGGATCCGCATCAGCGGCACCGACCCGATCTCGTTCGACCCCTCGGAGGAGTCCGAGGTCCACAAGCCCCTCGGCGCGAAGAACCCCGTCCTCATCACCCAGGCCGTGTTCGGGGACACCGGCCGCGTCAGCGGTCACATCACCGACGGCAAGCCCGTCCCCCTCGACGACGCGAAGGCCACGTGGGAGCGCCTCACCAACCCCAAGCTGTACCCACGCGGCACGACCATGGTCCTCACCGGTGTGGACAAGTCGATGCGGGTGTTCATCTTCAACATCCCGAAGCCGTTCAAGCACGACCTGATCGAGCGGCTACCCGTCTCGTTCTCGTACTGCGAGCTCCTCTGATGCTGCCGCTCGCACTCACCGCCGCAGAGCGACGCGAGTACCGGGCCACGCTGGGCCGGTCGCACGAGATCAAGGTGACCGTGCAGGTGCTGTCGAACGCCCGTGCGGTGCTCTCGACGATCTCCCACCTCCTGCTCGACGGCCAAGTCGACGCGCAGGTCGTGCGCCGCAGCAACGGCGAGGTCGACGGCGTCGGCCGCAACGTCGACCTCTCGTTCCTCGACCCGGGCCAGTCCCTGTCGTTCGACTCCAACGCCCCGACCGCGGGCGCGATCTACATGAACCGCATGGTCCGCGTCATCTACTCCGTGCGCTGCCCGTCCCGGTGGGTCGACGTCACGGTCTTCACCGGGCCGATCGTGAAGGTCGACCGCGGCGGGCCCGTGGTGAACGTCAAGGCCCACTCGATGGAGGCCTTCGCCATGGGGCAGGCGTACACGCCAGCCACCTACAAGGGCCGCAAGGCCGACGCGTTCATGGGCGTCATGGGCCGCTCCGGCGAGCTCGCCCGGTACATCGAGCGGCCCGTCACCCGCGAGAAGATCACCGGCGCCATGTCGGTGGCCGCGGAGTCGCGGTACTGGGATCGGGCGTTCGGGCTCATGTCGAGCGTGGACCGGCTCTGCTATTACGACGGCCGGGCGGTGCTGCGGACTCCGAAGCGGAACTACAAGGCGCAGATCACGGTCGCGTCCGGCGACGAGGGTCTGCTGCTGTCCGAGCCGACGGTCTCCTACTCCACCGACGACATGAAGAACGCCGTCTGGGTCCGGGGCGGGAAGCCGAAGGGGTCGAAGAAGGCTGTGTCGGCTCGCGTCGTCGCGCCGTCGTCGCATGCTCTGTCCCCGTTCAGCCTCGGCCGCAACGGGCGTCCGCACTACCGGCTGCTGGTCGACGAGAACACGGGCATCCGCACGCGGGCGAAGGCGACCGCTCGTGCGCGCTCGCTGCTGCGCCAGCACCTCGCCCAGGAGGTCGACGTGGCGTTCGACTGCCTGCCGATCCCTCACCTCGAGCCGTGGGACGTGGTCCGGGTGCAGACGTCCCGCTTCTCGGCCGACGTGCCGGTCTACCGGTTCAGCCTGCCGCTGACGGCCAGCGGGAAGATGACGGTCGGGCACCAGCGTCGGGTCACGAAGCCACGAGCACGGAAGCTGACGGGAGCCCGACGGTGAGGGAGACAACGTCCGGCAAGATCACCGCGACCCGCAAGTCGCCGGTGGGCACCAACCTGGCCCAGGCCCACGCCTCCGGTGCGACATCGCTCGTGGTGGTCGACCCGTTCCCGTTCGACGAGGACGGCGGCACCCTCGACGTCAACGGCGTCACCTACACGTACACCGGCTGGGACGACGACACCGACACCATCACCCTCACCACCGGCCTGACCGCCGCGGCCGAGGTCGGTGATCCGGTCCTGCTGCTGCCGCTCGAGACCGAGATGGTCGCGATCGTCGTCGAGGACGAGTCCGGCGAGCAGATCGAGTCCGACGTCCGCCACGCGGACGCTTCCAGTCTCCCCGAGGGGCCGGTCACGGCCGAGGTGACGGCGTCGCTGGTGCTCGACGGAGATCGGTGGCTCATCGACGACATCATCGGCCGCACACCCACCCCCGATGCGGGGATGCTGACCGGTACCGTGCCGAACGCGGTCCTCGACGACACCGACTTCGCCCAGGACCTCGCGCAGGCCCTCGCCGACATCGCACAGCAGAGCCTCGACATCGCCACAGCCGCCTCGACCGCCTCTAGCGCGCTCGGTGCCGCGACCACCGCGCAGACCACCGCCAACGGCAAGAACACCGTCACCTACTCGACGTCGGCGCCGGCCGGGACGACGAACGGCAACGGCACGGCCGCGGTCGCCGGGGATCTGTGGTTCCGCCGCACCGGCGCGATCATCATCGGCCAGTGGGAGTACGTGCCCGGCACGGGCTGGGTGGCCCGCACGCTCGACAACGCCGTCATCGCCAACCTCGACGCAGCGAAGATCACAAGCGGGTTCCTCGACGTCGCCAACAGGGTCAAGGCCGGGAGCATCACCACCCCGCTGCTCGCGGTCACCGGTGCGAACGTGTTCCCCGACCCCGAGTTCCAGAACACCGACTGGCTCACGAACGCGGCCCCGAACGGCCGCTACGGCAACGGCACCGGGTGGGACTACTACACCGCCGGGAACGGCGCCCGGGCCGTCCGGTACACCGTGCCCGCCGGCGCCGCAGACGGCTACTTCAACGTCTTCCCGACGCTCTCGGGCGCCTCGCAGGCCAAGGACGGGTGGCTCTCCGTTGAGGAGGGCTCCTCCTACCTTCTGCGGTTCGCGCACTTCAAGACGGCCACCCGGCACAAGGTCTACGCGAACTGGGTGAAGGCCGACGGCACCACGGGCGGCACTGACTTCCTCGACCGCGAGACCAACACCGCCTGGGTCACCGCCGGCGGCAGCAGCACCTCGTTCCGCTCCTACATCCTGGCCGTCCCCGCCGGCGTCACCCGCATCGCGGTCCGCGTGCAGATCCAGGGCACCGCCGGGCAGACGTGGGCGATGTACGGCCAGGGGATCACCCTCTCCCGGATGGGCGACGGCGAGCTGATCGTCGACGGCGCGATCACCGCCACCAAGATCGCAGCCGGTGCCATGTCGGCCAAGATCATCGACGGCGACGTCATTCGCACCAGCGCCGGCAACCAGCGCGTGCAGATCAGCACCGCCGGCATCGTCACCTACAACTCCTCGAACGCGGTCACCTCCACCCTCTCCGCCGCCTCCGGCGGCATGGACCTCACGGGCCGGCTGTACGTCAAGGACGAGATCCAGGTCGCCGACTTCGTCAGCGGCAACATCGTCATGGCGCTGCGCCAGGGCGAACTGACGTTCACCACCGCCGGCGGCGCACCGAACGCGGCCTACACGCGCTTCTACGACGACGGCGCCGTTGGTGGGCCGTTCACGATCTACGCCGACCACCAGATCCAGGTCAGGGCGACGAGCGACGTCCAGCTGTTCACCGTCGGCGGGTACGTCAACGGCAAGCTGCAGACGAACCAGGTGTACGCCTTCCAGGCCGCGATCACCAACAGCCGAGCGGTCTACGTCAACGCGACGACCGGCAACCTGCACACCGCCTCGTCGTCGGAGCGGTTCAAGGACGAGGTCGAGACCATGCACCTCGACCTCGACCACTTCCTGTCCGGCCGATCGGTCTACTACGTGGACCGCGAGCAGAAGCGGGCCCACCTCGCCGGGGAGACCGTCTACGACACCGACGGCAACGAGATCCCCATCCCTGCGCCGACGCGTGAGGCCGGCCGGATCGCCGAGGAGGTGCACGCGCTCGGCTACACCGAGCTCGTCTCCTACGACGACGACCAGCCCGCGGACCTCCATTACCTGCGTGAGGTGGCCTTCCACTACGAGGCCCTCCGCCAGCTGCACGCCCGCGTCACCGCCCTCGAAGGAGCATCCGCATGAACGAGCCCAACCCCCAGATGGTCGACGCCGCTGCGGTCCTTCCGCATCTGCAGGAGCAGATCGGCAACCTGTCCCTGCAGCTCGCCGCGGCCAAGGCCCTCGGTGAGCAGCGCCAACAGCTCGCCCTCGGGCAGGCGAAGCGCATCGCGGAGCAGGACGCCCGGATCGCTGAGCTCGAGGAGCAACTGCGCGCCGCCACCCCCGAGGGCACCGACGACCCGACCGACCCGGACTGCCCGTGACCCGTCTCGCGCGCATCGCCCGGGACCTGTGCCTCATCGGCGTGGGCATCATCATCGCGATCGCCACGCCACCGTCGGTCCAGGAGGCGGGACTGTCCGGTGCGCTCGGGTACGTGTGGGCGGCTCTCATCGGCCTCGGCGCCCTCGCGTCGCTCATCGGTGTCCTCGCGCACCGGTTCACCACCGAGATCTACGGATGCGCCTCGGTCGGCGCCGGGTTCGCCGTCTGGGCGTTCGCCGCCGTCGACCGCCCCGACGCCAACCTCACCTCATGGGCACTGGCCCTCGTCTTCCTGTCCGGCACGGCCGGCCAGTTCTACCGCATCGGCATGGTGGCCGAAGGGCGGGTGGCCCGCTGATGGGTGACATCCCTCCGGGCTGGGTCGCACTCGTCTCGGCGATCCTCATCGCCTTCGGCAGCGGCGGCTACTTCGCCCAGCGCGGCAAGAACAAGATGGACCTGATCGACCAGTACCAGGAGGACCGCAAGAACGACCGCGAGCGCATCACCGCCCTCGAGGACCGCGAGCGCATCCGCGACGACTACATCCTGCAGCTGCGCCAGCACATCGTGAACGAGAACCCTCCACCCCCGCCACCATTCCCGCCGGCACTCCTGGGAGACCACGGCCATGGATGAGTCCCTGTTCCGCGTCGCGAACGCGTCCCTGTCGCTGCTGGTGGCCGGCACTCTGTGCTGGCGTCACTGGTACCACCGGCACCGCAACGGCATCGACAACCGCCTGCGCTCACTGACCTCCGTGCTCGTGTTCGCCTGGATCGCCGTCTCATCTGGAGTCGCGCTCGAACGCGACCTCGCACTGCCCTTCACCGTGAAAGTCGCCACCGGCTTCCTCGCCGCCTACCTGCTCGCGCTCTGGACGCCGTGGCGGTGGCGCCGCCCCCGCCGTCTGACGCCCGCCTGACCCACCGAATCTTCACCCCGCCGCACCCGCGCGCGGGGACCTCACCATGCCCAGGAGGCACGCCGTGACCACCACACCCATCCCCGAGCAGCGATACGTGATCGTCTCGCTTGGCATCGAGCTCCACGCACTCGACCGCGACCACACCCTCGCGCTGCTGCGCGGCGACGACCACCCCGACCGCACGGTCGGACTCGACTTCGACCGCGACGGGCTCGAGCAGCCCGCCGCGCTCATCTTCACCACCGACGCCGACGACGCCGCATCCGACGCCGACCGAGCCCGCGCGCTCGCCACCGACGTCGGCCTCACCCCGACCGGCGTGGAGATCCTCACCGTGGACGAGTACGAGGCCCGCGCTCTGACCGGCACGGAGGACCTCGCATGAGCTACGTCGTCATCTTCCGCGGCCGACGCGCCTGCCCCTGCCTTGCCCAGTGGCTCCCGGTGTTCGAGGCCGAGCTCCTGCGCCGCGGCGTCATCCGCAACAGCATCGACATCGCCCAGCTCATCGGTAGTGCCTCGGCCTCGGCCGGCACCCACCGCACCGGCGGCGCGGCCGACATCTGGCAGGACGACAAGGTCACTCTGCAGGTCGCCGAGGAGATGGGCGCGGCCACCTGGGGGCGGACCCGCGCGCAGGGCTTCTCCCCGCACACACACCTCGTGCTCAACGGCTGCCCCCACAACGGCGCCGCCCGCTACCAGGTCGTCGCGCGCGAGGCGGGCTACAACGGCCTCGGCGGCGGTGGCCGCGGCGGTCGCGACCCCCGAGGGAAGAAGAACCTGCGCACATGGAAGGCCGGCATCGCGTGGGCCAAGGACCGCCAGGCCCCGAAGTTCACCAAGAAGGTCGCCACCTACGTGGTCGACCAGGCGCCGGCCTACGGCCGCGCGTCCTACGGACTCGCCGCGGCCACGAAGACGCCCGCCCGCCTGAAGGGCTGGACGTTCCGATCCAAGGGCTGGGTGAAGTTCGAGGGCGTCCTCTACATCCAGGGCGCCGACGGCTTCTGGTACCACGGCCCGTCGTTCGACCTGCAGGTCAAGAAGCCGACCCCGCCGAAGGCCCGCACGACCACCAGCGTCGGCACCTACAACCCGTCCGACAAGCTCGGCAACGACGATGCCCGCGCCGAGGGGATCGTGGACTACCTCCTGGACTCCGGTGCCGACGTCGACGTCTGGCACATGCAGGAGCTCACCGGCACCACCGCCGGCCGAGCCTCGGAGTTCTCCCGCCTCATCCGTGGGCGCATCGACCCGCTCGACGGGCGATGGAACGCGCTCATCCCCACGACCCCCTGGAACGAGAACTACTTCTTCTACCGTCACGACCAGGTCCGGCTGGCCAAGCGCCTCGACGACCTGATCATCCGAGTCGCGGGCGCGGAGGGCAAGCACGCCACCCTCGGGATCTTCACCGACCTCGAGACCGCCGCGAAGACCCTGCACATCGACACGCACCTCGACCCCCGCAACAACGCCGCCGGCGGCCGGGCACGTCAGGCGCAGGGTCGGGTCATCGTTGATCACGTCCGCGCGCTGGCGAAGGTCGAGGACTTCGACCACGTCGTCATCGCCGGCGACATGAACCAGGGCCCGTCGATCACCGCGTTCTCCGACCTCGGCCTGTCCTCGGTTCGACCCCGGGCGAAGAAGAAGATCAACGCCGACTACGCCTCGTTCCAGGGCACGGGCACGACGCCGAAGAAGGGCGTCCCGATCGACCACATCTACGCGGCCGAGGACGCCACGGTCGACGAGTACGAGCTCATGCTCCACCTC